CCAAACGCAGCACCACCAAAAGCACAACCACAAATTGATTTAACAAAATCAGATACAATTTTGTGTGAAGAATGTGGAAATGCAGCATTCACACCAGCATTTTTCTTAAAGAAAATATCTGCACTAGTATCACCAACGGGTAAAGAATCAATCGTTCCGATTCAAGTTTTTACTTGTGGTAGTTGTGGAGTTGTTCCACAAAATATGTTAGAGTCAGCAGGTTTAGCAAAACCAGGAGAATAATCGTGGGAATAGTAGATAAAGTGATGAAAGGTGTAGGTTGGAAACCACCTACAAGTAAACAAAGTGGAATCACAGACGCAGACACACTATATTCTGAAGAAACAATCAGATATGTAGAGATGTATTACAATGAAGACCATAGAGTTATCAATGTAAATCCAGATGGTTCAGTTCCTAATATTGATTTAAGATACAATTACGCTACAAAAAATACAAAACCAATGAGGGTTGATTTAAAAGGAAATTTTTATCAAGATGATGAGAGAACTAAAGACACAAAGTATAATGACGACAACGCTCCATTACAAATACATTGTTTCGGAGATAGTTGGACATACGGATGGGATGTAAAGCAAGAAGAAACTTTTGTTCATCTATTAGGTGATGAAAATACTTCCGTATATAATTACGGAGCAGGTAAAACAGGTTTAGATTATGCAGTAAAAAAGATTACAGAAGTCTATGCAAAACACAACCATAGAGAAAATCAGAACTTCGTATATGTTATAACGATTCCACATAGTTTTAGAAGAATGCACTTTGAAGACAATGGAACAGCTCGTAGAACTTGGGATAAACCAAATGCCGCAGAAGTAAATGAATATAATCATTTCTTATATTTCTATCATCATTATGAAATTTTAAATCGTTTAATCGGTAGAGATAAAATCATATGGGGAACTTGGGATGAAGAAATTCCAAAAAATATGATTGATGTATTCTTTGATTTACACGACTTAGCAGGTAGACATCCAGGTATAGAATCCCACAAATTATATGCAGAGCAAATAAGAACCATAATGAAAAAAAATGGTTGGTATAATGGACAAAGTTAAATATAATGTAGATAAATTCTACTACGAAAACCATAGAGTAACCACAACAGAACAAACCGAAGAGAATTTTCCACAAGGAGAACACGGACTAAAACTTTATCAACATAAAGATGATGAAGGTAATGTTATCTACACTAATGACAAAGGTGAATATGTTTCATCTCATTTAGAAGCACTGAACATATATCAAAACAATAATGGTAGATTGCAGGGTGGAAGACAACACGACCCAATTTACAATGGTGAAAATGCCAAATATCAAATCTATACTTTCGGGGATAGTTGGACTTATGGTTGGGATATTGAACAAGAACAAACCTTTACTCATTTACTCGGAGATGAGAACACATCAGTTCATAATTACGGAGCAGGTGGAACAGGTTTAGATTTTGCAGTCAAGACTTTATCAGAAGTTTACATACCAGAATCAACAAGACAAATATTTATCATCACGGTTCCACATTATTTTAGAAGAACTTGGTTTGATGATGACGGAGTTGTTATGAGACCTTGGCAAGTAAAAGAAAAGGTCAATATAAATGAGTATAATAATTACTTTAATTTTCTACATAACTATGAATTACTAAACAGATTTGTAGGTCGTGATAAAATCATATGGGGAACTTGGGATGGAGATTTGCCACAAGAAAAGTTTGATGTCATTTGGGATAAGGTTGAAGATAAAACAGATGATGATTTACATCCAGGTCCAAAAGCACATAAATATTATGCGAAAAAACTAAAAAATGTATTACAAGATAGATTTAAATAATTACGAACTACGAGAAGTTCAAAAGTATCAAGAGTTTACAAACTATAATGATATTAATTCAGAACAGATACAAGTAATATCAGAAGAGTTAGCTGAATTTAAAGATTCATTTGGAAAAGATTGGCAAGAGTGGGAATTGCCAGACCTAAGAAGTAGATTAAAAGACAATTGGACATTTTATTTAACCGAATGTGGTTGGTGTTTTATAGATTGGAATAAAAAATATCCTTATTTATGTAATCGTTATATAATGCCAGAATATAGAAACAAAGGATTGGGAAGTGATTTAGTATGGTTGAGATGTAATGAAATCGTCAAACAAGGATACAATTACGCAACAATTATGTTAGAAGATTGGAACAAGCCAGCACTATCAGTTATGAAAGAGGATATTTTTACCGAATTAACAGACATTTGATATTTATTAGTAGGAAAAAATTATGTCAATACAAACAAAAATAGAAAACTTATTAAATCACATCACGGGAAGTGCAGGTGGATGGCCAAACAATACTAATGTTGGTATTCTTTCAAGTGTAGATTATATAGAGGAAAGTGGTTCCGATAACGTATATTTTAATGAAATGAATACAGCTTGTGGTGTATATGGTTCATATAATGAACAAACAGCTTCATTTAATATCATAGCTGACTATGTAAATGGAAAGGGTTGTTCAAAAGTATATGTTTATGGACAAGATGATGCTATAAAACAAAATCCATCATCAATTCAACAACCATTGATTAGTGCAAGTTTTGCAAGACACAATATTAGTGCAAGTTTTGAATATACGGAAGACACATCAATACCTTATTTCTCAGAACGAGGAGAAAATGACCACACAGGTAGTTTCCATTTCTGGATGCAAACGCCTTGGTTTAGTGATGATTCATTATTAAACATAGTTAGTGGTTCGTTCAATAAAACTACTTGGAGAACTATTTTATCAACTTCACCAGAGAGTGCAAGTGTAGTTCCAGTATTCAATACAGGTTCCTTTTCAGATAATAATGCATACCACCCTGATTTTGTTATAAAAGACCCAGATAATGACGGAACAGCTTTTGATAATTCAATATTATTTCATAAATACAATTCATCAAATCCAACTTACCAAAATTCAGTAGATAGTGGTTCATTGATTGAAACTTATATTGTTCCAAGTGGTAGTACATTGAGTAGTCAAGGATATTTAAAGAGTACAAAAATGGAATATTTATTAACACCAGATAGTTTAGAGTTAATTAAAAAGAAAGATAAATTTGATTTGACTATGGCACCAAAATTTATATTGAGTGGTGATAGATATCATATGCAAAATGCTTTGTTATATTCAACTGCGAGTGGTAGTTCAATTCGTATGTATGATAATTCAACAACACAAGTTCAAGATGTGGAAGTCGGAGATATCGTTAAATCATATTTACCCGTAGGTATGCCAGATGAATTTTATTTTGAAGATTGGTTGAGTTATAGTACAACCGATTTAACTGACTCAACACCATCAGGTTCAGTTGTAGTTAGAACATATAGTGAAGATTTCTATGGATATTATTTGATTAATAATTCAATAAAAGTTCCAGTTATGAAACAATCTATGATGAAAGGTGGTAGATACTTTCTTAAACAAGGAGATACTTGGAGTTGGGGAACACCAGATGATATTTCAGTTGGAGATTACTTTTTAGATAAAGACGGAAATGAAGTTGAAGTAACTTCAAAATCAGAAGTAGCGCAAGAGGAAACTTTCTATTCATTAGATGTAGAGGATATTGATACATACTTCACATCAGACATATTAGTTCATAATATTCCACCAGGTAAATGTTTCACAGGTGATACAATGATTACATTGTTTGACGGAACTTATGAAAGAATTGAGAATATAACATCAGGTATGAAAATTAAAACATACAACGAAGAAACTGGCAGATTACAAAATTCAGTTGTGGGTGATGTAACAAAAATTGAACACGACAACTTAGTTGAGTATAAATTTAATAACAATACAATAATTAAAGCAACAGATGACCACCCATTTTATATTGCTAGTGATTCATACACAGACTCAGATTTCAGACCATTAGAATTAGGTGATAAAGTTTTAACTGATGATTTAAACAAGTTAGAGTTGATGGGATATAAACCACTCAACACAATAGAAACAACATATAATATAGATAACACAAATAACGGCAAGAACTACTTTGCGAATAAGGTTTTAGTTTCAGATGAGTCAGAAACAGAATAACGATTTTAAATACTTAATTCAAATACCAAATTTTCTTTCAGAAGAAAAATGTGATGAATTAAAAAAAGACATAATGGAATCTGAACAAGATGTAATTGGTTGTGTCGGAGATGAACAAGGTAAGAACGCAGTTATGCCAGAGATTAGAAAAACTAATGAGTGGTATTTATGTGAACAGAAAGACAATGAGTTCAGACCAGACAAGCCAAATAAAGATTGGTCTTGGTTACAGAAGAAAATGTTTCAAATGGTAAACATTGTCAATGATAGTGTATTTCACTTTGACATTGATGCGTGTGACAATGAGTTAAAATTGATAGAATACACGAAGGGTGGATTCTACGGTTGGCATACAGATTTCAACGCAGGAACTTGTTCAGTAAGAAAATTAGTAGGGATTGTTCAACTCACAGACCCAAGTGAATACGAGGGTGGAGATGTTCAGTTCGGTATCCAAGATAAAGATACAAAAGAGTGGTATTCAATGAACAAATTAAAAGGTTCATTAACATTATTTCCGGCATTTCTATGTCATAATGTGGTGCCAGTTAGCAAGGGTAAACGATATGTAATTCAAGAGTTATTTATCGGTGACCATTTCAAATAAGGATAACAATGTATAAACCAATAGATATGGACGATTTGAAGTTAAACAATAATTTCAAATGGGTAATGACTAAGGATAATTTCTTTTCCAAAGAAGAGTGCCAATACATTATAGATAATATAAATAAAAACTCTGAAAGAGAGAAAACTAAATATTATCAAGCAGAAGATAGTATTTGTTTGTTAAATATTAATAAAACAGATGAACAAAAATATTTAGATAAGTTTTGGAAAGCAATATCAATCGCAAATCAAGTTCATTATAAATATGATATTAAAGGTATTTACAGAAACAGAGTTCAATGTCATAGATATGATATTGGAGATTGGTACAATCCACACTCAGACTTTTATCCAATAGACCAATTCAGTTCATTAAAATTAACTTGTATCGTATCATTAAATGATAACTACGAGGGTGGAGAATTTAAATTGTTTGACGGAAAAACCATAGAACAAAAACCAGGTAGATTAATTATTCACCCGGCATTTGCAGGACATCAAATCACCGAGATAACAAAAGGTGAAAGATACTCTTGTGTTGCTTGGGCAGTTGGAGATACTTTCGTATGATACAAAACGATACATTTGAATTTGTAGTTCACAAAGAAAATTTCTTATCAGAGAGTCAATGCGTAAAGCTAATGAGGTATCTTGAGAGAAATGAACCAACGATATCAGAACTTGCTGGCAATTATGATAATAATATTATGAATAAAGAGGTTCGTGATAATCAAGAAGTCAAAATCAATGACGAAAAACTAAACAATAAGTTAAAAATGTTATTTGAATTGGCAAATCACTCTATATTTAAATACAACATAAAAGAATTAGAATCAGTAAAACTATTAAAGTATGGTGTTGGTGGTAAATACAAATGGCATACCGATTGTGGAGCAAAGGAAACTTCTACAAGAAAACTAACCGCCATTGTTCAGTTGTCGGATGAAACAAACTATGAGGGTGGAGATTTAGAGTTCGGTATCACAGACGAAACAGGTAAAAATAATTATACAGCAAAACGAACACGAGGTAGTATAACTATCTTTCCAGCATTTCTATCACATAGAGTTACACCGATTACGCAAGGAACAAGACATTCATTAATTACTTGGATGCTTGGGGATTGCTTTGTATGAAAATAGCATTATGTTTATGTCCACAATGGTCATTGATTACACCTTCATTTGCACTTGGTAGTTTATCATCCGCATTAGAACAAGACGGACACGAAATAGAACAAATAGATTTAAATTTATTATCTGCGTATTTCGCAGGAAATGATAAAGATAAGTATTGGAGATTCTCACACAAAGAAAATGCTATCTATGATGGTAAAATCTTTCAAGCAAATTTCGTCAATATATCAAAACAATTCGGTAAGTTTTGGGATAGTTGGATTGAAAAAATGTCAAAGTTTGATGTTGTTTGTTTCACAACTTATAGTTCTAATATCACCACCACAGATTATATCGCAAGAAAATTAAAACAGAAAAATCCTAAGATACAGATTTGGTATGGTGGGCCATATTGTTGGCAAACTGAATCAGGTGGTTTAGTTGCAACTCAAAATGAAGAAAAGAAATACAGAGAATTTGTAGATGTGGGTTGTGGATTAAATGAGGGTGAGGTTATCATAAGAGATTTAGCAAACCAATATGATAAACACAGAAATTATAATGGAGTAAAGGGAGTTTGGGTTTGGGATAAACAATCACCAAGTTTTCCTACAACATTACCAGCAGGTAGAAGTGGTAGAAAACCAGTATTTAATGGTAGACCAACAAAACTTGTAAATATGAATGAATTAGATATTCCGAAGTGGAGTAAAGAAACACTTGATTTGTATGAAAAGATAAATAAGAAAGATTTCTTTATGTTGCCAGTTCAAACTGCAAGGGGTTGTACTTTTAAATGCACATTTTGTAGTGAAACAAGATTATATCGTTATAAATCAGCAGAAAAAATACAAGAAGATGTAGATAAATTATATAAACAATATGGATACAAAGACTTTTGGTTCGTAGATTCATTGATAAATGGTTCTATGAAGCAATTTGAACAGGTGATACATTTATTAGACGATTTACCTTATGATATAAAGTGGGGTGGATATGGTAGAACATCTAAAAAAATGACCAAAGACTTAATGAAAACAGCAAAGCGTAGTGGTATGAATTGGTTAGAGGTAGGAGTAGAGTCTGGTGTTCCAAAGACATTGGGGTTAATGGAAAAAGGACAAACACCAGATGTAATAAAAGATGTTTTAAAAAATAGTTATAATAATGGTATAGGATTTTCTGCTAATTGGATACCAGCATTCGCAAGAGAAAATTCTATGGACTTTTTACAAAACCTAATGTTTTTATATGAGTGTAGAAATTATTTTGATAAGAAATCCATTACTGACGGAGAGAATTTGAGATTTGTTAGTAGGGTAAATATGATGATGCCAGTTGAAGTTCACAAAGGAACACCTATGGATGTTAATAAATCCCACTATTCAATTTCAAATCATAAGTTTATAGAGGATTGGGTAAGTAATGATTATAAGAATAATGTATTGAATCGTAATATCAGAGGACACTTGACACACTTGATGTTAGATGTATTAGATGTTCAAAATACTACAATGCAAGATATTGATAATAATATAGAACTAAATAAAATGGTATTTGATGGTAGTGAAAAGGATATTACCAATATTGATTACAACACTTCTTATTTAAAGTTTGCAAACAAACAAAAAGAAATGGATTCAGTTGAAGATAAAGAACAAAGTATAAAGCAATCAATCATAGATGATATAAAGGTTTGGATTTGGGCACTATATAAAATTAAAGGAAACTTCATAATAGACTTTGAATTTACGGAAAACTTTATTCCACAACTTTTAGAAAATACACAATTTAAATATAAAGTTCATTGTAAGTCATATGATAATAATTATAGATTGGAAATTCATCAGTCTTTAAAGTCAGATGATTTAAATTATGAAGATACATTTTCTCAATCTGGCAATTTTAATGAAAAGGGTTACAAGCTAAAATCAAAAGATTTAAACTATATAGATTCACAAAGATATGATAAGTATAAAGTATCATTTCCAAGAACAGAAATGACAAATCAATATTAAAAAAATTACATTTTCAGGTTCATATAAACTATTTATTTATATCTAAGGTTATTCACTATGAAAACAAAAACACTATTTGACCACATAAAGCAAGTTACAAATGTTCAGAACCAATTGTATTGGGACGAACTATCTGAATCAGATAAGAAGACCTGGTCAAATTATATGGTGCATAGGTTTTTATCGATGAAAGCCGATTGGATAGAAGTTGTAAATGAAATACAACAATATTGGGAATTGAAACCTAAAACGGTTTATCAATTCTACACAAATTTATTACCACGAGGAAATACATACTTACGATACACTAAATCTAAGAAGAAATCTAAGATTGAAAAGTGGGCTATGGACATATTATGTGAACATTTACAAGAAAGTTCACGAAATGTAGAGAAAACGCTTGACATTATGGGTAAAGATGTCGTATATTCTATTGTATC